AGATCATGCCTAGTCTCGTGGGCTCGGAGATGTGTATAAGAGACAGATATGATACTCACCCCCTCTCGAAACCCCTTGCTACCCCTACCCCCTATCGGCTCTCATTTGGCGGCTTGTGGCGAGCGTTAGGGCAGTATTGGCAGTGGCTCTGGGAAAGTATCCGCCGCAACGGCTACCGTGCAAGGAATCGGCTCTGGCGGCGTCGTCGGATTCGGGTGCGGGCTTGAAAATATTTTTGATTTTTGAAAAAACTTTTATAAAACCACTTGACAACTATTTTGTATGGTGATATAATTAAGACAATCAAAGGGAACGAAAGAGTCCCGAAGCGAAAGGAGTAACGATTATGAAGATTATCAGCGAAACAAGTTTGGCAAATTTCGAGTATTGGAGCGGAGCAAAAGATACGGCAAATCGTATTTGGGAAGAAAAAGGCGAAGAGGGCTTTGACCAACTTGAAGCGATTCTTGAAGATATGTATCCCGACGGAATCGACGAAACAGAATTGAATGACTTGCTATGGTTCGATGCCGAAACCGTTTACGAATGGTTGGGAATCGGCGACGAGAACGAGAACGAGAACGAGAACGAAGACGAGGAGGAATAAAAACAAGAGAGCGACGGAAACGAAACCGTCGCTTTTCTTTTACGTCGTCATCCGTGCTTAGTGCCTGCGGTGACGAGACCGTTCTATCATCGTCTTAAATTCAGGAGAGGGAACGATTTGGTTTAGTTCAGTATACACATCAGAACGAATGCGGAAGTATTCATCGTTGGTGTAGTAGTCGGGGGTGTAATGGTAAGCGTTGCAATCGTGGAGTATCTTTTTGGGAGACGAGCCGAGAACATCAGCAGTCGGGACAGGAACGAAGTAATGACGACAGTATGGACGAGTTGTAAGCCATATCGGAGCCTTAACGACAGACTGGACGGTTTGGATGTTGCGGTTCTTGATATATGAGAGAACGCGATAGTAGTCCGTGCCTCGTACTTTCATACGCCAAAACCTATCGACGTAGATTTTGCCTTGGAAGTTTTCATGCCCACAGGAACAATTCGAATGGTAGGAGCAAGCGAAGAAGATTGGTTCATAGCCTTTTTCGTTTTCGAAGTCAGCCATATCGGACGAGAGTGTGACCATTTTGTTACGAGTGTCAGAGGTAGCCATGACCTTTCTTGACGTACTCATAAACGAATCATAAGCAGTTCTTGAAGCGAGTTCGTCGATACCGCGAGCCTTAACGCGACGAGCGTTTTCGGAAGCATTGCGGAACAGTCGAGCGCGTTCGCGACGGTTCAATCCCACATACGAGTTCACAACCGTGCGTATAGCGTCGTCGATATCGGAGAGGCGGCGGTTCTCATTTACGCCCTTTGCGATGACAGCCATCAGTTGCTTTGTTGCTTTTTGAGGTGTGTATGCTTGTTTTCTCATATGGGTATTGTACCATAGCAGGAGCGGAAAAACAACATTTTAAAAAAAGTTTAAGAAAATGATAAAAAAGGGTTGACAAATATTTTGTATGGGTGTATATTAGAATTGTTCAAAGGGAACGAATGAAGCCCACGAACGCAGAGGAAATGCCATATGGCGAAAAAAATTACGAAAGAGCAACTTAACGCAACAGCAAACGACAATGGTTACGATGCCATTTTGTGTGACGATACCATATCCGAAGCCGTCTTGTTTTTAAATGTACAAGCGGCGGCACACAACCTTGACGATTTGACACAATTGATTGTAGACGGCGCAAATGGTAAGCAGGTGCGAGAAGAGATGTATGGTGACATCAAGTTCGCAGTTGACTACTTTGAGAAGCATCGTCTTGAAATCAACGACAACCTTGCAGCCGACGGCGGAATCAATCCGATGTCCCTTGACGGAATGGACAAGAATGACCCATTGTGTTTTGGAGTATTGAACAAGATTAGATTGGCGCAATGGCAGTTCGAGTACGCAATGGCGGCAATAGCGCATTGGTTCGAAGATGACTTGGAGGACTTGCTGGAATATTAACATCAAACACACAACACCAAGCCCAAAACGAGAGCGGCGGCGGATACGAATCCGTCGTCGTTTTTTTTGCAGATTATGCCGTCCGTGCAATGTTTCACAAAAAGACTGTTGCAAGAAAAGATAACAACAAAAGAAGCAGAAGAACAATAGAAGAAAAAAGGTGATACGAAGTATCACCTACAAAAGAAGAAATAAGAAGAGTGCTAAACCTACTTGACAAAAAGGCGAGTTATATACGTAGTATATAAACGATTTGCTATTTTTGACAATCTCCGAGAATTTTTCGAGTATTAGCCTAAGGTATATCGCATATATTATTCGTATATATATTAACATATATATACTCATAAATATGCTCATACCATTAGGCGTATTTTGTTTTTTTTTACGTTTTCCGTGCGCAAGGAAGGAAAAATGGGAAGGGGGAAGTTGAAAATAAACTCCTTTACGCGCGGACAGTTTAAAAATTTTCGGCTTACGATTAATGGTATGAGTATAGATATTGAGTATATATATGTTAATATATATACGAAAATATATATACGAATACCTTAATCTAATACTCCAAAAATTCTCGGAGATTGTTTTGAAGGAATCGCTTTTATATACGTAGTATATAATTCAGGCTTTTGAAAAAATGTTTCATACCTTTTCTTATGTTCTTTCTTTGTAGGTGTACTACGTACACCTTTTTCTTTCTACTGTTCTTTTGGTTCTTTTGGGGCACCTTTTCTTAGAGATAGAGATTTTGTGAAACCGTGCATAGTAGTAGATATTACTTATATATAGTGTAAGTGGGTATGAGAACGGATTCAGCGCAGGGCATACCAAACAGTTGTCAACAGTATTAAATGTTTGTCAATATGGTATTTTGTACCTTTTCTTATGTTCTTTCTTTTGCGTGTACTACGTACACGTTTTCTTTCTATTGTTCTTTTGGTTCTTTTGTGAGATTCCAAAGAGAGTATTTTCTTAAAAATGCGCCAAAAATTAAAAGAAGTTAAAACGAATTAAAACAAATTAAAAAAATAAAAAACTTTCAAAAAACTACTTGACAACCATTGCTTATTGTGGTAATATATAGGTGTAACAAAGAGATAGCAGCAAAGGGAAAAGCAAAAATGTTACGACTCAAGGACAGGCGAGGAAAGTTGACACCCATCCGCAGCGAGTCAGACCGCTGGAAGCAACAAGTCAACGAAAGACAGGACGGCATCGGAAACGATGACCGTCCTCTTTCTTTTTCGGCGGCGGTGGGGGAGTGAGTGGCGTCAACTGTGCTATTTCGGCGGCGGGACATCGGAAGCGGCAATAAAAAAATCTAAAAACTTTTTGAGAAAATTTATAAAAACCTATTGACAACGATTTATAATGGTGATATAATAAAGACAATCAAAGAGCAAAGGAGAAACAAAAATGTTAGCTTACAAAGATTGGAACATTGAAGAATTAACAGGTTACAAACCGCAAACGACTTTTTATATGGACTACTCAATAGCCGAACACTTTGGTGTGAATGCGGTAAAAGAAACGTTTGAAAGGGCTTTTGAGAACTGGAAAAACGACATCGTATACGTAACCGAATTGTCAATGGCTACGAACTGGAAGATTTGGGAGCATTACGAGAAGAACGAAAAACTGGCAAGAGTTTACAACGAATTGTGGGAACGCATTGACAGTTGGTGTATGGACAATCTCAAAGGCGAAGATATGAAATATTATCTTAGAACGACAGATTAACAAGAGAAGAGCGGCGACGACAAGCCGCTCTTTTTTTATTAGCGTCAACCGTGCTATTAGTGGCTACAAAAAATTGCCTAAAATATTTTCGTTAAACCTATTGACAACGAATTGTTATTGTGATACAATAAAGACAATCAAAGGGGTAATAGAACCCGAAACAAAGGAGATACCATTATGAAGAAAGTTGTATTCACAGGTATGACATCGGAGCAAAAACTTGACACCATTAAAGCGTTATTTGACAACAACGAAATCAAGAAAGGCGCATATGTAAAGGTTGCGTACAAGAGCGAAAGAAAGGCTTTGAAAGGGTACGAGAAAGAGAATGGTGCGACAATGGTTGAGAAGTACAGCGAGGGCGTAGCAAGGCTTGGAATCGATTATAGACACACATCGGACTATCTCACAAAGGTTGTGGCGGCGGATGGCAAGGATACACCATCGAGAACGAGCGAATACGACACACCATTGAGCGGATACGAGAACTTGCTTATCAAGAACGAGAAAGAGGGCGAGGTTAGGTACAAGGTGAAGTTGTTCAACAGCAAGACGGCAACGAGAACGAAATCGAAATGGTTTGTGAATGGTGCGGAGTTTGCCGACAAAGACGACATCGAGAAAGTAATTGGCAAGCAATCGAAATCGGGTGCGCCGACACTAATCACAGTATGGCTTGACAACATCATATCGATAGGCGGTTGACGAAAGTCACCGCTTTTCTTTTTGGGGGAACATAGCACGGTGGTATTCCGCTGCCGAAAAAACTTTTATAAAAATAAAAAAACTTTATAAAACCTATTGACAACCATTTGGTATTGTGATACAATTAAGACAATCTAAAACAAAGGAGTAACGACCATGAAAAATTTGAGCAAAATTTACGACAAAATCCAAGCAATCTATGATAGCCTTGACGACCTTATCGGAGAGCTTGAAGAAAAGAGAGACGCAATCGAAGAGAAAGCCATTGACAAGGGTAGAGACATGACCGAAAAAGAGCAAGAGCGTTTCGATGACATTGTAGTACAAATAAACGCAATCGAAGAGTGCAAGGATAACCTTGATTATGCCATGTCTGCAATTGACGAGTATTGCGAAGAATAATTAAACAAAAGGAGAAACAGCGACTATGACCATTTATGTAGTATTAACCACAGAAACAGACGGAACGAGCGACACCACCATTAACGCATTTGCGACGGAAGCGAAAGCGAGAGCGTTTTTTGAGACGCAGAAAAGAACATATATTAATGATTTTGGGTGCGGGAACGATGGTGTTATCGAAGACAACAACGACCATTTGTTCTACTGGACATCGGAAGAGGGATTCAACGACCAAACGGTAGAAATCGAACTCAGAGCGGTAAAGGTTCTGCAATAAAGAAATGAGAACGGCGAATAAAAGCCGTTTTCTTTTTATATAAGTTACCGTGCTAACCCTCTTTACAGGGCGGCGGCTTTGTGGTATAATGCTTACATTAAACATCAGGGTACAGGAATGGCAAAGACAGCAAAAGATATATTATACGAAATCGCAACGCAGAAGTTCAAAGACGACATGGTAGTAGCAGCAATCAGGTACGACATAATTCAGGAGTGCATAAAAACAGAGCGCAGGAAGAGCATAATAACGAGCTGGGTGACCTGGCTTATATTCATGTTCATAACAGCAGGGTTGGGTGCGCTTGTATTGTTGAAGTCAGACATAATTGAGCATGCAGGAATAATGTATGGCGTGTTAGGGATAATCACAATTATAATCAGTCTTTGGGCTATTGCGACGACATACAATGCGTGCAAGGAGCATGACATCGACATGGCTAATCTCAATAAGGCATATAGGGAAAGAGTTCACGAAATCATGCGTGACCATGCAAAAGAGTTCTTGGCGATAATCGGGACATACTCAGAAACCGAATGTAAGCGACAGCAAGAACGCTTTGACCTCGAAATCGAATAAGTTATCGAGTTAACCCTCAACCGTGCTTAAATCGCGCTTGGCGGCTTCGGAACAAATCTGCAAAAAACCTAAAACTTTTTGAAAAACTTTATAAAAACCTATTGACAACGATTTACAATGGTGGTATAATCCTAAGTGTAAAGAGGTTGATAAACAACCGAAACAAAGGAGATACCATTATGACACAAGAACAAAAACAAAGAGCAATCGAAGAAATCCTTGACAATCTCGGCGACAATGACATCGTAGATGTAAACAACGCATATCAAGACTGTATAAATGGCGACAAATACATTTATTCAACAGACGATTTTGATGACCTTATGAGCGGGCAATCCCCAACCGAAATCGCAAACAGAGTTGCATTCGGTGACTATAATCCCTACCATATGTGGTTCTGGTTCAATGGTTACGGCAACATCGTATCGGGCGATTATCCCGACAGAGCAGACGGATGGTTCGCTTCTGACATCTCAGAATACGCAGTCGAAAACGACGAAGATTTTGGCAACAGCGACATCAGAGAAATTCTCGACGAAAACGAAGAAGAAGACGAAGGCGAAGCGGAGGCATAACGCCCCCGCTTTTTTTCTGCCCCTGGGTAGCACGGTGGGGGGAATCATGAGCGGTAACTTTTACCCCCGAACAGGGGTAAAATAAAAAAAATCAAAAAAACAATAAAAAAGTAGTTGACAAATATTTTGTATGGTATTACAATGTAAGGGAAGATAAGGGAACGAACGAGTCCCGAAATCGGAAGGAGATAAAACCATGAGAGACATCACTACACAAGCAATCGAACAAGACGACCAAAGCTTTGGCAGCTATATCGTAGACGACAAAGCGGCTGAAACGCTTTACGGCGCAATCCTAATGCAGTCCGTCAAAGACCTTTACAACTTTTCGTATGACCTCGCAAAAGAGCTTAAAAAGACAAATCGTAGCGGGCGCAAGATAGGAGAGCTTAAACGCAATCTCGAAGACCTTGACGAATTCTTTGACTCGAAACTTTACAAAATGCACACAGAGACCCCGAAATCGGTATGGTACGAATGGGTGCGCAAGAACATTAACAAGCCCCGCCTCAACTTAGACCTTATGTTTAGAGGCATAGGCTGGGCAATCGCAGCAACAGGAAACATTGAGGAGGCATAAAACAATGATTATCAACGTAAGCTATGATGAACAAACAAAAGTCAATGTCAGATACGAAATCGACATAGAAACAGGAAACGCAACAGTCACCCGCTATTCACCAAAGACAGGCGAATGGATAGAGAGATTCGGACACAACCAACCCAAAGCCCTAAAATGCTTTAATGCGTTTGTGGGCGTAGGCGATACCGAGACTGAAATCGAAGACCTCGCATACAAGCTTGCGACAGGCGCAATATTTTAAGAACATCGGCGGCGGGATAAAAATTCCCGCCGTTTTCTTTTCTGCTCATAGCACGGTGGCAGATAAAAACCTGAAACTTTTTTGAAAAACTTTATAAAAACCTATTGACAATTGTTTGCTATTGTGATATAATCATAAATGTAAAGAGGTTGAGAAAACCTCGTAACGAAAGGAGACACCATTATGAAAAAGAACAAAAAAGTCACACTTTACAGCAACGAATTCGATTCCGAACGTTATGAAGCAGCAAGACAATTTTTGCTTGAAGAAAGAGAAGAAGAGCCGACAGACAGCGAAATCTTTGAAGAACTTTATATAGAAGACGACATCAACTGGGAAGACTTCGAGAGCGAATACAAAGAGTATTTTAACACAAACTATTTTGTAGTCAGAGCGAATCTCGGACGTTGGAATGGACGTTTTGAAAGCGGTAAGATTATGACAGATGGTTGGAAAGATTTTCTCAGAGTTATTGAAGATTATGACGACCTTGAAATCGTTGACAACAACGGGCACCTCGAAATCGTCGGAACGCACCATGATAGTAGAGACTACTTCGAAATCAGGGAACTAACTCATAAAGGCTACGTATATGTAAACATATACAATTACGGCAAGAGTGAATCAGAACTTGCACAAGCAGTATGGAACAACTTCAATAGCAGACTTCCGAGGCTCGCAGCAAGACTATAAAAGAAACGAGAACGGCGCAATGCCGTTCTTTTCTTATGCCCTTTTTAGCACGGTGGTATACCGCCTGAAAATATTTGCGAAACAATTTTGTTAAACCTATTGACAAGCGTTTTTTATTGTGGTATAATTAAGACAATCTAAAACAAAGGAGATATCACAATGAAACAAATCAAAATTAGCGACGACCTTGATGTCGTTGTCAGCGAACCGCAAGATAATACCGAAAGCGAATTCAACTATCTTGTAAAACAAGGCAAAAACAGTTATAGCAAGGTTTTAAGACCGCTTGACGAATACGGCTGTTTTATCTGGGTAAACGGCATATATGTCGATTATATCGACAAAGACGTATTCGACGACGACGACTTTGAAAAATATGTTATCGACGTTATCAAAGAATGCAAGACCATTGAAGAGGTTTTCGATTGTATCGGAGTCGATTATTACAAGGCAAGCAAGAACATATACGACTTCATAGACGAACTCACAAGCAGTAACGCATACAGCGAAGAAGATATTGAAGCATTGCGAAACATGCCCGAACAAGAACTAATAAAGTTTATTTTAGAACACACAGACTTTTTCTATACGAAATTCGGCGCATACCATGTCCTGTCCGTATAAAAGAGAGGTGATATTATGACTGACAAAGAGATACAATCCCTGAAATATGACAGAATCGGAAGAAAAAATCATCCTCGGCTCCTGGACGAATTGCATTGCCGAGAAATGATAAACTCGATTATCGCATACGGCGAAGAATCCGACCTCGAAAGAGGCTCGTACAAGTACGAGGCATATATCGAAGAGTACGAAACCAAACTCGGACTCGAACGCGTAAACGAGCTTATCGCGGAACAAATCGCGGATATCAAAAAACGCGCGAAAGTCGTTCAGATAATCGGCGACAGCGGCAATATCGAATTCGCTTCGATTGCGTGGCAAAATTAAAATCAAAGGCGGCGGAACAAAATCCGCCGCTTTTTGTAGTATCCGCCCTCGTAGCACGGTGACATAATAACTCGGGGAAATCCCGAATTTATTTTTATAAAACCTATTGACAACTATTTGCTATTATGATATAATAAGAGTATCAAATAAGAGAGGTATATGCTATGAGCGTTACAAAAGGACAACAACAAGCAAGACGCATTTTCGCCAAATACTGCCAAGACATCGACCACGCACTCGGCGGTTATGCTATCAGTGACGAGGACGGCAAGCAGTATATCGGCAATCAATTTTGTGTGGTGAGATATACGGAAACGGTAACAAACGACGACATCGTAAAGGCTTCTGTGAACTGCACAAAGGCATTCAAAAACTTTATCGACGAAGCGGCGGCGGACTGGAAAGACATCGTATCCGTTGACGACATAAAGCCCGTAGAAGGCAATAAGGACCTCCTGCAAATCTCTGGGAACCTCTACAACGCGAAGGCACTCAAAAAAATGCTCAAGACGTTCTCAGGCAAGCCTGCAGTCGGAATCGTCACCGAAAGCGATAGAAACACAAAGCCTAACGTCCTCCACATTATGGACGTACTTGGGAACGAGGGAATCCTCCTCCCGCTCAGAATAAAATAAACCGAGAGGGCGACGGAATCAAATCCGCCGCCTTTTTCGATATGTTCTTAGCACGGTAACGTCAGGGTATCGCGCCGAAGCAATGTGCATATTTTGCACGGTGCATAATGTATAAAAAATGTATAAAAATTGTTTAGGTTATTTTCGTTAACCCTCTTTACAACGATTTGCTATTGTGGTATAATTTAAGTACAAAATAAAACCAAAGGAGAACATCACTATGTTCGCACCAAATGAAATCATTGCAGCAAAAGACCTCGGACTTTACAGAGGACGCAGAAACGTCCTTGAAATGAAGAAGTCAGACGACGGCACAGAAACGTTCAAATTCACGATTACCAAGTACGAGACCGACACCGACGACAACCCCGAAATCACGTTAATCGGAACGAGTTCGACCGATTTTAGAAACGCGTACAACATGTGGCAATCGCTCTTGGACATCTTCTACTGCGGACACGCGAGAGGATTCGAGTTCGCGGAAAGCCTGAGATAAGCACAATCGCGAAATGAGAACGGCGGCGGCAATACGATTATTTGCCGTCGTTTTTCTTTTGCCGAATTTAGCACGGTTAGATATACGGAATCGTACTTGCCTGTAACTTGCTGCATACTTAGCACGGTAATAATATGCCCCCATTAGATACCCGATTTTATCTTGATTATTTTCGTTAACCCCCTTTACAGCGGCGGGCTTGGGTGGTATAATATTAGTATAATAAAGATACAAAGGAGGAGCTACTACTATGGCTCAAAAAAGCGACAACATCCTGGTCAGATTCAAGAACCGCGACGGGTACATCGAACACACAAAATCAATCTATTACGGACTCATAACCGACCCCACCGTCATCGACATTATCGACGCGGAAACGGGCGAGGTCTTGTTCTGCCGCGACGAGTGCATGGCTCACGTCGTATTCATCTAAGCATTTCTTACTATTCATTGGCATATCTCCTAAAAAGGAAAGCGGTCGTCCACGAGGGCGGCTGTTTTCTTTTACGGAGGTAAGCACGGTACAGGGGCTGAAACGCGCCAGAGGGGGCACGGTGACAAATGTATAATTATACATAAATACTGCATAAATATACATTTGTAGACGTTTTGTATATACGAATTTTTGTCCCTAACCCCCTTTACAGCCGCCGCCTTTTGTGTTATAATGCATATACAATCGCGATAGGGACCACTTTTCACATCCCACAAAACATCACTCGTCCCTGTCGCGATTCCTCCCCCTCTATATCACTATGACCCCATACTCGGCTTCAGTTGTTGTTGTCACTTCGGCGGCGGGACAAAAAAACACATGCGAACTCAAAACAGTCCCCAAAAAGAATAGGTAAAACATAAAAAACTCCACCCCGCCGACACCAACAGCAGCAGCAACTGTCGCTATTAGAGAGTGTATAACAAAATACACTCTCTTTTTTATGCAGAAGAAGCACGGTACCCCTATATACTGCTGTCCCCCATGAGCACGGTACCCCCCCCCCGCACCCTATACGAGCACGGTATCGGAAAATGAAAGACGACACTTTCGTGCCGCCTTCCTTTCTTATTCTTTCCTGTCGAAGATGTTGTCTATCATCCCTTGCGTATTCGCCCCGCCGCCGTCTGCATTCGAGTACGCTTCCGTTCGCGCCTTACGAGCCGATTCCAAAAACTCTTTCTCCGCCGCCCGCTCTTCTTCGCTCAACGTGTCTCCATACAACTTGTTCAGGTACATATCCGTCGATATCTCTTCCATGTCGTATGCTTTTCCCAACGCTTCCAACTTGTTCTCGAAGCTGTCGTCCGCAAACTCGTTAAACTTTACCGATATATCATACGCATGCACACTCACTGCGCCCGTATCCATAAACTCTTTCGCCATCAGCATCTGTTCCATAAGCGAACGCAGTATCCGCTCTTCACCGTTGATAAGTGCATTTCGTGTGAATATCGTCACCTTTTCTTTTTCTCTCTGGGCGGCGGCATTGTCTTTCTTCGCTATGTCGATTCCCAATGTCGCGGGCGACAATATTCCGTTCAGTATCTGTAGAAGTATCTGTACGGCGTGGTCACTGTATCGGCTGAACTCTATACTCGGCTGCGTTATTTGTACAGGCTGTCCCGTCGCCAAGCCGTCACCGTTCTTCTGACCTTTCATCATTACATACTTTCGGTCATATGCTTTCGGCTTCTTCGGCAACCCGTTCTTGTCCCTTTCCAAATACTCTTCGTCGATGTATTCTATCGGAGTCGACAACCTCACCGCATTCGACGACTGCGACAATGCCTGGTCCAAATCGTCAAACAAGTCTATCTTTCCTGTGAATATGCTTCGTCCATATCCCCACTGACGACTCGTGTTGCCCAACAATACACACGGCACTGCAAACAACTTGTCAAACGGTCCGATTTCTATCCGCTCTTCTACCGACTCAAGCTCAGGAACCGTCTTCAAATCCACTTTCTTCAGGGGCGTATCGTCGTCAGTAGCCGCCATGTTCATCGGCAGTTCGTACAACTCGTTCGTGATGACCAACACCCTTTCGCCCTCACTTTCTTCGGCGACGGCGGCGGCATTGTTCGGTCTCCACTCGATACTCCTAGTCTCCAACAGCAAGTATCTCTTCTTATCGCTCGTGTAATAGTTCTTGAATACTATCCCTATTATCTTGCCGCCCTTGTATATGAAGTCGACGTTCTCTGCCGATACGTACTCGACGCTCGGATAGTCGCTCACGTCTTTGTCCCAGTTTATCTTCCAGCACCCCCAGCCTTCTACTAGGGTCAGCGGCAACTGCTCGTCTTTGTACAATTGCTCTAATCCGCTCTCCCTCACGACGGCTTGCAAGTTCTTCGTATTCTCGCCCGCCGATATCAACGGAAACGGCATTATGTTCACTAACGTGTCCACTATGTTTCGAGGCTGACCGCTATGCGTTCGCTTTATCTGCGCTTCCGTACTAGATATCGCCCAAAAATAGTTCTTCTTGTTCCGCATGTAAAACGGCTCGTAGTTGAACCCTATGTAGTTCTCTCGCGTGTAAAAGTTCAACAACTCGTCTCCGTCTCCGTCATACCACACGCCATACTCTTTCAACTTCATTCGCCCCAACTTCTCGTTGTCGTTTATGAACGTCGTCCTGTCGTCGTCTGGTCGCTTCGTCTTCAATACCGAACCCGCTACGCCTCGTATACGCGCGCGCATCCTTTCTAATATCGTCATTTATTTGTCTCCTTTTTTATATTTGGATATCTTTCTTTCTATACTACCTGCGTATATTTGTTGTTTATATTCGTCTTTGGCGGCGGCACTCGCTTCTCCCTCATAAGGCGCACACAACAATGCCCTCTCGCCTGCGTCTTCGCCGAACTGCTTTTGAAATTGTTCACGCAAGTATGCGTCATATCCTACGAGATTGAACGGAATGCTGAATTTTAAGCCTTTATTATTCTTCACCATTTCGAAAAATTTTTCGTCGAGATAGCTCCATTTCTTCAACCATCTCAACTGCGGTTCGTGTTTGCACTCAGAACAAAAATCTGCCCAGCTCGCATAACGTTTTCGCAATTTTACTTCTGCTGGGAACGAAAACAAATACGGCTTCCCTATATAACGTGGTTGGTCATTTCTTGGTTGATATTCTATCTGATAACTGTATGAATTTATGACCATAAAAGTCTTATCTCCGTCGATAAATTCATATCCAGAAAGCAACTTTTCATCCGTTCTGACGAGTACGCGCGTATGGAAGGGGTCTGTTTCTGAAGACGCCGCCATTTCCAGATTAAGCGCATCCAAAAGCATAGAAGGAATCGCCTCCATATATTGATAAAAGAAGTATAACACAGCAGCAAATAGATGTCAAGAGGCGGTGGCAAAAAAGGGGCGGAAGCAGGTCGGGGGAGTGCCGAAAAGCGAGGCGAAAGTATAGTAATACTAAACCGAATATATAGTAGTATTAAACAGAAAAGATGGGTATAAAAAAGGCTCCAGTTGCGAGTAAAAGACTTAAGAAGTACGATTACTGCCAGTGGAGCAATATTTCGATTATAGTGGGTTAGAATGCGAAAAACCTTAGTTATTAGTCGTCGTCGGACTTGAGGTCGTTTCTGATAGTGATATTGATAGGTTTAGAGCCGTCGTCGTCGAGGAGTTTAGCGTAGTGGGTTTTAGCGATAGCGACGGCGGTAGCGTTGCCGTTGGAAGCGAGCTTATCGATAACCTGGCGGGCGCGCATACGGGAGACGGCGCGCATACGGTTGAAGGCGTCTCTGAAGGATTGACCGTAGAGGACCTTGCAGAAGATATCGAGTTGTTCGACTGAAGTTTTTAGGATGATAGGGATATCTTCGAAGTCAGCCCAATTAGCGATGATATTTTCGAAAGTATCCTGGTCGAAGTAGAAGCCTTCGACTTTATGATTTTTGCGGTTAGGTTCGAGGAAGTCGTCGTAATAGATAACGCGACCGAGAGAAGAGCCGTCGGGGGTATGAGGGGTATCGGCGAGGGACACTTTCGGTAGCGGATTTTTTTTCGGGGCGGGGGAGCCGCTTGATTGTAGGTTATTTTTTCTTGAAGGCATAAACACATTACCTCATAGCGATTATCATATTCTGGGTATATGTTAACACACAAAAGTGGTAGTGTCAATAGGGTGGGTGAAAAAAATTATTTTTTAGGGTTTTGGGCGATGATATTTTTATTAAATTTAGTGACAGAGGGTTGGAGGACGAGTTTGAGGTAGCCGCGTTTATGGTAATAGAGGCGGTTTATGATAGTGGGGGATATAGAGAAGTTATCGAGTATGAAGTCGATGAAGGGGTTAGAGACATCAGCAAAGCGTTCACTTTGTTGTCTTACGAGTTCAGATAGGGAGAAGTTTTTATTTGCTTTCGATTTTGAATCCGAGATAGCGGACAGGAGCGATTCGGGTTCAAAGGAAAAAGACTGGGAGCCGAAAGAGGGTGGACCAGGGAAAGAGATGACGATGAGAGAGTTGGGGTTATTAGTTAGAGGGCAGGCGATGCGAGGGAGACGGGATGAATCGAACACGTGGATGGAGTAGAAGAGTTTACGGCGAAGAAGGGATGAAGGGGAACCGCCGCAAAGACGGTTTCCCTTTTTATCTTCGTCTTCAGCATCGTCAATCTCGACGGCGTTACAGCCGAAGTAGCGGAGCATAGCGAAGAGGTCTTTAGATGAAACTGGTGGGATTGTGTAGTTTGATTTCATAACGAGATTATAACACAGTGGGGTGGGGTTTGTAAAGGGGGTTAGGGCGTTTCACAAAAATACTGTAACAAGAAAAGGTGCGCCAAAAGAAGCAAAAGAACAGAAGAAAGAAAAAGGTGTACGAAGTACACCTGAAAAGAAAGAAGAGAAGAAAAGTGCTAAACGTACTTGACAAAAAGATGGTTTATATACTACGTATATAACGATTTTGTATAAAGCAACAACTTCCGAGAATTTTTTGAGTATTAGCCTAAGGTATTCGTATATATTATTTCGTATATATATTAACATATATATACTCATAAATATACTCATACCATTAGGCGTAGGGTGGAAAATCGTAAAAAAATCTGCCAAAAAACATATAAATAAAATTGGGAGCGAGGTGAACGAAAAAAAACTCCTTCGCGCGCGGACGCCGTAAAAAAGACGAAAGATAATAAAAATATAAATATATAGGTATGTTGCAGAGCAACATACATGCGAAGCATATATATTTATATTTTAATTATGAGTTAAAAAAATTCTCGGAGATTGTGCTTTTTGGGAACAGATTTAGCCCGCTTAAAATTTCCCCCCTTAGGGGGAAATTCGGGACACGAATCGTATTTGAGAAAGGGAGAGTTTCTTCTTTTTGAGGCGATACGTAGTATCGCCATTTTTCTTCTAATGAGAGAATGAGTTCTTTTGGGGTGGAGGGGTAGTTTTCTTAAAAAAGTGGTCGAAATTGGTAAACAAGTCAACTATTGAGGCATAAAAAATACCCACTTTTCTTTAATTTTCTTTTTATCCTGCTACGCAGGATTTTTCTTTTGTTTCTTTTGTAGGGATTCTTTTTCTACGATTTCTTTTTCTTGCTGGTACACGAAAGGTGTTTTTTTGGCGACTTACGAAACATTTGTACGAAAAGCCACAGTAGCGAAAAATAAGGAAAAGGGGGAGAAGGGGAAAGAGGAAGAGGGTGGAAAAGAAAAGAGTGGATGTTAAGGAAACAAGAAACCTTGCAAAGAATAAAGGAAGAGAAAAGAAAGACGGACGAAAAACAACACTCTTATCTTCGCCGTCGCCCCGCTCTAGCGGTGGTGACGGTGACGGTGAGAGTGTAGGATTCAGTTCAGACCGCTGTCAACGACGTCCTGCATTTGTTGGATTATATCCTCATAGCGACAAGCGAATATGAGGCGGGCGAGGCGGAAGGAATAGCGTCCGAAGATGACGGAAGCTGCGGCAGGCGTTATTAGACCATAGCCCAGCCGCCCGAAGTCGGAGTCGGGAACAGCGGTTCCTTTTTTAACGCAATCGACGACGAAGTTAGGGAAGACCTTACGTTGCTTAGGTGGAAGGTCGAGATAGGGTTTGATACAGGATAGGGGGACGCGGACGGAATCTGAAGAAGAGAGACCGAAATAGAGTTGAAGGAATTTCGGGAGCGGGTATTGTTCGGGGATGGGGTTGCCGTTGGAATCGTAGCAGTCAAGACAGAAAGAGGAAGAGTCGAAGATTTTATTGAGATAGTTGCTCCTTGCGTTAACGGCGTCCTGATAAGTAGGGAACGCGGAGCCGAGGTTGATTCGGATTCCGAAGACGTCGACATAGGCTTTATATTTTTTCTTTGTTCGGTCGAAGCAGATACCGACAGGACCCTTTTGCCCATATTTGCCCGCAGGACAAACAGTACCGCAATCATCATCGTTCGCGTTAAAAATTTCGTTTTCGTTCATAAGTTCACCTCAAAAATAGTTCGCATTATAGCGTTTGAGCGTCTGTAGTAGCCCAAAATCAAGCGTTAGCCCCGAAATCGACAACTTGTTCGACCTTGAAGCCAACGCCGTCTTAAAATCGATTACAGGACTTAAAACATTTTAGCGAGCGTACTGTCCGCAATAATTGCTCGCCCTGTTTGTTTCGATTGCTGCTGCCGCTTCGTTTTCTTCGTCTCGCTCTTGTATTTGTCAAGAGTCATATCGTACTTCGCCATAAACAAGGCGCGTCCGATATCGTTCAGGACCTGATGTTGAAGTTGCGCACACCGAACGGATTCGTAATTATCCGAATCGTAGTCAATCGGATATTTGCAATGTAAGAGTTCGTGAATGAGCGTTTCTTCTTGCGGGATTTTGAAATGTTCGTTTGCGGGCATTTTATAAATCGTAATTACGCTCGTCTTAGTCTCAAAATCGTAATCGTTATGACCGAGTTCGAGTTCGGCACTTTCTTTGTCGCATAGCACATACGAAATCGACCAGTCGCCGAGTCCGAGAATGTTCGCCCAAGCGTTCCCGCACGTCTCTAAACCTTTTTGCGTCTTAAAATTTATGTTTTCAAATTGCATTTTAGCCTCTCTAATAGCCCAAAAGCGCGAATTGAGGGCGAAACCGAATAAGTTATCGACCTCGCCCTCAACATAGCCTTAAAATCGATTACAGTACGTCATCTCTCTTTTTTGGCGGACGACCGACCTTGCCTCCGTTCACATAGACCTTGTGTAGAATCTGGTATACACGTTGACGAGTGACGCCGCATTTGTCTGCGATTTGTTGATACGTATAGCCCTCAAGATACAAGTCGCGCATCTCGTCGGCATACGGCGCCGATTTTGAGAGCATAAGCATTGCGGTCTTGACCTCGTATTCGGGGCTGTCTTTGGGGATGCGGGTGAGCTTGTTGTGAGGCTCGTCCACAGACAAGTATTCGAGTCCGACGCGAGTACGAGAGCGGGCAGTACAGTTTCTGCACAAGCCCTTAGCATAGACAACGGGGTGTCCGCAGTAAGAACAGACCTCGATGCCGTATTTTGCATAGTCGAAATCGGTGAGGGCGCCGTACTCTTTTACACAGTAGCGGCGGGTAGTGCGAGAATCCTTTTGGAAGGGTGCCGTAAGATATTTACACATGAGCAAATCGCTTTGCGAAATAAGAGCGGGCGCCGATTCGTCGTTACACCTTACGAGATATTGAGGTTCGGCGTCATCGGCGGAATCGGTTTTCTTCCCTACGACATACAAAAGCCCGAATCTATGTCCGATAATATCTTCGTCGGGAATGGCGAGTGCCGCAAACAAATGTTTTATTTTTTCGTCTTTTATCATTTCTCGGTTTTGCCTCCTTTGATACGTCTGTAGGAACGAGCGCAAAGCGTACCCGAAACGCGTTCGTCTTGAGTGACATCACAATGATAGCCGTTGGAATGAGAACATCCCTTGCAATAATACATCATTCCCGATTGGTCGCAAGAGGTATCGATGCTACGTATCCACTTCTCGCCGTCAAGACGGGCTTGTAGTTGTTTGAGTGTTTCTTTTTTTGAGTTGTTTGCCATAAAATTCATCTCCTTTTTAGTCCCAAAAACAAGAGCTTTTATCGGCGACAGTCTTCTCCGTTTTCGTTGCTTTTGGGGAAGACGATGTTCGATAAGCGCCGTATTTTTTCTTTTCGTTGGACGTAAGTGTGGTTCGTTCTGTATACATGGGGGAAGTTGCTTTTTTCCAGTCGATAGGGGAACGGGTGATGTTGACGGCGCGTCCGTCGACAACCCATTTTTCTTCGAGACCAGAATAGCTTGTTCCGCATTTTGCGCCCTTGAGCGCCTCAAGTCTTTTTATTGCTTCATCCATAGCTGCTTAGTCCTCGTCATTTGATTCCCAGTAGATAATATTGAAGAGTGCGGAACCGAGAGAGGGTTCGACAAGGATTTGGGCTACGTTTCTGTATCCGACCTCTTGCAAAGTGGCTTCGAGGTCCTTATTTTCTACACGTTTGACGCGGATAATAGGCGGCTTGCGGTGGGGTCGGGCGGTGCAGTAGCTGACGGCAGTGTCGCTCTCTTGTTCGACAAGTGTATCGTTATCTTCGACATCATCGGCAAACGCAGCCGTCGAATCGTTAATTGCATTGTCAACTGAATCGTTAACTTTTGTATTCTTTTTTGTTGCCATAAAAATTACCTCTTGTTTTTATTTTATTTTTGAAATTTTCTCGATTGAGCTGGTTAGATTCACGATATCGCTCTCGACGAGAAGTTTTGCGACGGATTTGAGTGTCTCGATTGAGACAGCAGGAGTGTCCGTAATCATGCGTAGAGTATTTTGGACACAAAGCACATTCGTATTCAAAATCTCTACGAGTTTCCATTTCTGGATGTCGATGTCTTGGTCTCGGTTCATTTTTTATTACCACCTCCATATGAACGTTGAATGACTCTGTGAACATACGCAGCTTTGTCGTATTTTTCTGCTCGTTCGTTAGCGAGAGCGGTTGCGCGTTTTTGTTTAAACTCGGCATAGCCCGAACACGAAGCGTGACAGGAAGGGTGACGAGAGGTGCAGTCTTTGCAAGGGCAATCAGATTTCAGCATCATTTTACACCTCCTTAAAACTCTTTCAACTCAGGTTTAGGCGCACCTTGCCTGTATATGACGATTTTTATTTTCATATGTTGCTCATCGAAAAACCGTTGAAGTTCGTCAATGTCGATAGAGCCGTCCTCTACCAACAAGAGTTTCCACTTCGTTTGTTTCGGGTTATTAGTCTTTTTGCTCATTTTCTATCTCCTTGATGAGTTTATTAACTATGCGTTCAAGATACGGATAGCAATCACTATCTGTTGCCTCTCTACAATTATTAATCTTGTTCAACACGTCGATTTGCGCTTGCTTGACTATGGTATCTTGTTTACCCTCCAACATTTCGATTGCCTTATCGCTATCTTTGAGTGCATTATCTCTAATTGCAATTTTTCGTTCAAGATAAATAATTTCGTCTTTTAACTGTTCAATCTCGGCTTCATATTCAGATACTTTGCTGTAACCACTCTCGATGAGCCTTTCAGCGTATTCCTTATATAAGCAATGCTGGGTATCAACATTGGCACAGATGTCTGGCTCACGCCCATTCTTACTCACTGCACACCTGCCATCAGTGCTACAATACCCACACATACTTCGCGCCATTTTCTCGATTTGTTCTTGTTCGGTTTTCATAAAAATCTCCTTCTGTTTTATCTTATTGACAAAATATATTATATCAAAATACAAAAGCCTTGTCAAGTAGGTTAACAACAAGGCTTCCGTAATTGATTTTAGAAAAAGCGTTATATCAGCAGACCGTTGTTAGTACACTGGAATGTGACCTGACTAATATCGGTGACAAATTTCCTTTTTTGTGTTTTCCCATTGTTTGTTGTGTAACTCGTTTCTATGACAATGACTCCATTGTCGTAAATGCGATAAGAATCAACACGAATCCAGCCTGAAATGGCATTAGAAAGTCTGGCATAAATTTCTTTGTATCCGTTTCCCTCGTATTCTTCGAGAACGGCAGCTGATTCTTTATTATTCGAATCACAGCCACTCAAACACACAGTGAGAACGGCAACGATGACGAGCGCGAGCGCGATTGATACAATAAGTTTCTTTTTCATAATCATTTCTCCTTACAAGAATAAAATTCAGTGCATTTGCCGCCGCGATAAACGCAATTAGGAACGAGCAAGCCTTTGAATTCAGGATTTACTTCTTCTACTTGTCTGCAAATCTCTGCGACAACGGCTCTGGTTTCGGAGCTGGCTTGATTACAGAGGCGCTTATGAGCGATATCCATTAGCGCTTGGGCATTAACACACCAGCACATATCAACAGGCGCGTCTTGCGGTGCCTTGCCTCTATCATATTCGGATTGACGGTCATTGCGTTGTGTTTTTACGAACGGTGTTACGCCGACGTGATGTCTCACGAGATGAACAGATACCCAATATGGTAAATTCGTGATTCTGAATACGAATTGAAGAACACGAATGGGACTATGTTCGGACGCGAGTATTTTGTGCTTCCACTCGTCTGTCGGCGGCTGTTTTGCTTCTTTGCCGATTGTAACGAGTGTACATTGTTTGCAAAGCATCCAATCCTCGTCGGTTGGATGCTTGAGAATCTCTACTTTGAAACACATTTTTTTATATCCTTTTATTCGATGCAATCGAGTTTCATTTTAATGTCGCTCGGTACGTTGTCTTTCCATACATAACTGTTTTTTAGGATATAGTTATTGTATGTATTTGCCGTATTGTTTGCTCGAATTTTAGCGTTATTTGCTAACTCGACTTGCGATTTATCGGCGCTATCTTTATATTGTTCGTAAATAAGCTTGTCTTGATTATAACTCGAAATCATTGCTCTGCAAGTATTTTCGACCTCTTTTCGTGTTTCATAAGAAGAGCTGTCGTCGGCTTTGTGCAGAGATTCTTTCCATTTGTTTATAATCGTTCTGCCAAGCGGTGTCGCACCGAAGAAGATGGAAACGCCTATGATTGCGATAACGAGTATTACTACAAGTGTTATTAGTATTGCGTTTTTCATTTTTTAACCCTCCGTTTTAAGAATAGGCTCGTCAACTGTGAACGGTATATCGCTATAAAGGAAATCGCCAGTCCACTCGATATATTTTCCGTCTGTTGTGAAGAAGAAAATACCGCTTACGTTTGAGCCATAACAACCGTCAATGCCTGCGATTTCAACAATCTCATAAGACCAGTCGCCATTGTGTTCCAAACGTTGAAGCCACTCGGCAGGGAACAAGTAACTATTCAAGCTCGAAACCTTGCCGTCCACAACGAATCTGCCGACAACAGCGCCGCTCTTAGAAAAAAGCACAATATATCCGAGCGGTCTTGTTACAGAGCAAGGCAATGTCATTGCTTTTTCACGTTGTCCGTTTACCCAGTATGCGCGTTTAATCACGTTATAGCGTTCAAGACTGTAGTCGAGGTCGGTTGGTGCGGGTTGGTTCGCAACGATATTTGCGCCAGAGTTCATTGCATTATTTACGCCCTCATTCAACTTTTTGTTCGCGGATTTGTTGGTGTCGCAAGCCACGAGTGTAAGAAGTGCTATTACAATAAGCAATGTTGCTACAATAATAAGTTTTTGGGTTCTTTTCATATACCTCTCCTTGTTCATTGTTCTACCTCCTCTATATAAAGCACATTGTCCATATTTATGTATATCATTTTCCCAGATATATCACAAATATATGCGAACAAAGGGAGATTCGACAGTTTGAATACCTTAATAATTTCATCGCTACCAATTGTATACCTTTCGGCAATTAGGTCTTTAAGTTGTCCCAAATTATATTCGGCACTACTTTTAATTGTAACTCCGTCTTTCATATAAAATTTCAACATTCTTTATTTCTCCTTTTTAATGAATATGCGGTATTTATCAAGCCCTGCAATCTTGTTAGCCCCGCTCTCGGTGTAAAATTCGTAGTAGGTCTTGTTGTGCTTCGTTCTATATTTGTCGCTGAATGCTGCCCAGCAAAGAGACGGAATGCCTATGACAAACAGATAGAGCGGTCCGAGAATTAGGCTTTGAATTGAGTGCCCGTATTCGTGAGCTGCAAGCGTTTCATCTTTGTCGTTGTCCAAAAAGATAAACATACCGAGTGAAACCGAGCCATATTTATTGCCCCATTTTGTCTCGATAGCATTCTTGTATTTCTTGCTTTTGCATTTTGCTATTTTGCACCCGATAAACATCAATAGACCAATGAAGTTTTGCGGGAAACCCCACGTCCATTGAATAAGTGTGTATAAAAATCTTTTCATTGTGTCGCCTTTATGTTGTCGCAAGGTATTGCGTATGTAACAGTACAACTATTCGGTACTTTCGGTTTATCGCCTAATGAGATTGTAGTGCTTGGATTAGGGTTCGTGTACTGCCCAGATGGTGGAGTTAGATTGTCTTTTTGTGTCCACTCCGAATAAAAGGGCTGAGTTCCTGTTCCCACCGTCGTTATCCAATCGCTTTCTTTTTTACTGCAAAACGGGCAGTAGGATTGGTGTGGGGCAAGGATAGCTCCGCACTGCGGGCATTGCCAACCTTGTTGAATAAACTTCAGTGCGGGGATGTCACAAGCGGTTGACTTCGGGTCGGTTACTGTGCTCTTGTTTTCAGGCATAGTGTTAGCCGTACTATCTGCTGTTCCACGAAGCTTTACAACAGCCTCTCTGCATTTCGGGCAAATATAACTTCTGCTGTCGAATTTGAATTCTTCGCCGCAAATCTCACATTCTGTCATTGGTGAATATATTGACGGCACTGCATTGATTGTATTGTAGCTGTCGCCCGTTGCGTTCGTGGTTGTAACACCAACACCAGGGTCAGCTTCGCCCACTTTTTGGATATATGGCAAAGTTCTTATTGGTGTCTGGTTTTCAAAAGTGATGATATCATCCTTTGAACCAACAGTCCCAGTTTTGCCACACTTTGGGCATTCCCATTTATATTGAGGTGGGTAGCTTGTGAGAATCATACTTGTGTCTACTTGTACAATTTCACCGCAATTTGGACATCTGATTGGTTTTGCTAGTTTATACATAGTTTATTTCTCCTCTATTTTGATTTCGACATATCTGCGTGACGCGATATAGTCGACAAGGTGTACGATTTTTTCCAGTTTCGTTTTGGGTTCGGGCAATTCTATTTGAGAATATTTTGAACTCGTCCACTGCCCCGAATGCGCAGCGACAAGAGGTGCGACTTTTTCTGCGAATTCGGGTTCGCATACGGACCACACGAATTGACTTGCCAGTATCGGATGTTGATGCAGCACATATTCGGACGGGGTATCGTTCATGCCGTATTTGCAACAATCGTGAAGAATGAGAGCTGCGATTACGAGGTCTTTTTCGACGGGTGACAGCTCAAGCATTTTGAGATTGACGATATCAGCGCCGAGTATGGCATCGCGACGAGTATGAAGATAAAGCGTTTCGCCTTTTGCGTGATATTTCCCTGTCGAACTCGACATCACGTCATAGAAGTATTTGGGGAAATGCTCGATTGCAAGACGGGTTTGTTCGCGAATATATCGTCCCTGAATGAGTTCGAGTTCTTCCGCAAACGGTCCCGTATATTGCTGTTTTTTGTAAAGGTCAAGTCGATTGTTCATAATTATTCTTCTATTCCTTCATCTATCAAATATTCTTTATAGATTTTATTACCGCATTTCGAGCAGACCGCCAAAACGAGATAATCTTCTTCTTCGCCGATTGCGTTATCTCGACATTCTTGATTCGCTTTTGCTTTTGGGATATGACAAGTATCGTGTGTGTTTGTTGTAAGTTTTCCACATATACAGCATTTTACTTTTTTCATCTCAGTCTCCTTTTTTTAACTTCGTCTTTAGAGAACCTTTACGTCCTCAAAATCTTTGTTTGAATTTGGGTTGCAGAGGGCTATCAATACCCCTGTTTTTGTTTTTTATATATTGTATTGCAAATGCTACTTTACACGAAACAATTGCACTGCGCAATGAACATTTTGAGCAAGTTTTACAAAAATCTTTCTACGCCTCGTGTATTTCTATAACTTCTTCAACTTCTACTGCTGATAATTTGTGAATATCAATTTGTTCCATCTTCATTTTTCCCTTTGCAAAACATTTTCATATTGCCTTGTGAATCGATAGTAATCAAAGGCGTATCCTCGCATTTGTAAGTTGCAGTGTGAACGGTAGCTCCACACAATGCACTCAGAGTGGTTTCGATGTCGTCGATAAGAATGCCTTGCTTTTTGATTTCTGCTCTCGTTCCAGGTTTCAAATCCATTACTGTAAGAGGAATTGGTATATCATATCCCAAACTCTGTGCTTGCCACCATATTTCCCTTGCTGTTTCTTTGTTGTATGTAAGGATTCGGCGACCTGTTTCGGCTGATTCTTGTATTAGTTTCGTTGTTTTTCCAGAGGCGCGACCGCCGAGAATTATTTTCATCCTTCGTTCCATCTCCTTTCTGCTTCTTCTTCGTCTTGTTTTTGCCACATCTTGAAAACGCGTTTCCAGCACTCAACGGCATCGTCGCAGTTGCATTCGCCCTCGACACCGCCACAGTAGTCAAACATGTCTTCGTCGAGCGGTGAATAGTTGCAAGGCGACTCGAAACTGCTTGCAAGGTGTTCTGCGACCATATTCGTAAACTTTCTCATTTTTTTATCGAGTTGGCGTTCGAATTCGGTCTGTGGCGACTTAAAAATCGCGAACGGGATTTTATCGGGAAGAAAATATTTCGTCGGATGGACTTCAAGCCCGCATATCATCGAAGGCAAGTCGTATTGCGCCATCTGTCCACCGCCCTGGTCGAGAGATACAGGTACAGATGGGACTTCGCAAACGTTTTCGTTTATCATGATTGTGTTTGCGAACACTTTTTCGCGCAATGCAACGTCTTTTGCTTTTATAATTTTTTTTATGAAGTCGTCAAACGTTTTCGCTTCAAAAGCGTCGTCTTTTGCTTGCTCGATATCTTTTTCGGGAATAAACACACGAAAGTGTTCGTCCTTGGTTTCGTTGTACAAATCGATTTGATACGTGTTTATACTGCCGATAAATTCGATTGCTTCTATTTCAATTCTGTCGCCCATTCTCCTTCTCCTTCCAACTGGTCTACGATATACCTACACTGGTCTTCAACGTATTCGAGCCACAATCCGCCGCCGTCTTCAAAATATGAAAATTCTTTTTCTTTTCTATCTCTTGTTTCGGCATCGATTAGACCGTACTCATAAGCCGTATCGAAGTCGAAGCCGTCTCCGCAATGTCCGCAGTCGAATCCGATATAAAATTTTGCTTTTTGTCCGTAATCGTAAGGCAGTTTGCCCGAAAAAGATAATCCGCCGTGGCAATCGATATCGTAATCGACAAAATCTTTGTTTTCTGATACGGATACGTAGCCGCACCTGTATCCCCGACGCGTGAACACAACAAGACAATCATGACCTCTGTATTCAAATTGTTTTTCTACTATTCCAAATTTTTTCCCCATTGCGAAACTCTCATAATTTTTCATCGCTACTATTATCGTAGCAGGCTCTCCCTCAAACGATGCGACTTTCGCAATCGGTTTAATAAGGTCTCCATTGAAGTAAACCTGTCCGAGTTCGAACTCGGAATCCGAAATAACGTAGTCCTGTATTGCATAACCTCTGTATGCTTTCAGATATTCAAAATCTTTAGCATAATTGTAATCGAGCGTATCCGCAGTATTGATATAATTGTCAACTTTTTCAACCTTATAAACGTTATAATTCATAAACGTCCTCCTTTTGTTTTATTTGTAGCCATTGTGGTTAATTCTTTTTTATATTTCTAACATCTTCTACTGCTTGCAAAATTCGTCTCATTTCGCCATGCCACGCTCGATAGTTCCAGTCAAGAACATCTGCAAGCGCGCTTTCGAGTTCTTTTTCGGTTTTCCCCAAAGACGTTTCAACCGTTCGCACATCATTACCATAACCGTAATGTTCAACCATATAGAAGCCGTCTTCGTCTTCGAATATTTTCGTACAATCTACTATGGCAACACATTTTCCTTTTCTCATTTTTTTACTGATTCCTTTTGTTTTATTTGTATTTACATTATATCAAAATATAAAACCGTTGTCAATGGGGTTAAAAAGAAAAAAGACTGAATTTTATTCAGTCTACATTTTCTCTATATTCGCTTGCGTCCAGTCCGATAATATCGCTTACAACACGAAACATTGCTCTCAGCTCCTTTTGTATCTTAGGGTCTGACCAGGATTTATTTTTATCACACTCTTGGATTGTTCTCGTCATCATCCCATCGATTGTGAATAGCAATGTGAATTCGTGTTGTTCTGCCGTTTCTGTGTATTTGTCGAAATTTTTTCTGAGTTCGATTGTGTCTTCCCTTGTTACTGTTTTCATTTTTTCTTCCCCTTTTTCGTTTTTAGTTCTTCTCGAATTGCAGCTGTAATATCGTTGAAATCAAATGAGCGAACAATATCGACGAAAGCAGTGTAATCACCGTCTTTGTCGACGCGAACGAAACAATATTGTGCCGTATCAAAGCTATGCCCCCAGAACTTCTTGAATTCGGGTATCCGAAGCTCGTATTCGTTCCCGTTTTTGAGCTTGAATCTGATGTCGTAACGGTCTAAATACGTATGATTTATTGACTCAAATTCAAATGGGACATCTAAACCGAGGAACATTGCCATCTCGATTTCGAGCTTGCATTGCGTAACTTTAGAAAGCTTTGGTTCAAAATGGCGACTGTATTCTTTATAAACGTCTTCGAGATTGTCGAAATTCGTTACTTGTGAACTCGCTCTAAGCTCTTCGCCGCATTGTGTCAAAATGCAGCAGTATTCGGCTTTCAAACGTTCAATTTCATTGTATTTTTGTTCCGAAAGTTCTTTATATTTATAAAAATCTTTTAACATAATCAATATCCTTCCTTTTGGATTCTTTTTTCACAACGTTCCATGAGCCATTCTTTGCCGCAGAAACGGATGTCGCGGATAAGCCTCTCATGTTCGGGTCCGAATCCACAATAGCCTGGACCGTACACACACGAAGTTGCATCCTCATACAATCTTTTCACGAGTCCATCGTGGTCGTGAAGAAACGCGTAAGCGGATTTGTATTCGTCACTGTCTTCGGGATAGTCCATGAGCGTGTTTTCGAGTCCTCCGAGAAGGTCATATGCGGCGTACTTGATATTGTAAAACGCTTTTTTCTGTCTTTGGTTCATTTCACTAACTTTCATGATTGTCACTCCTTTGTTTTTGACTTTGTACTTAGATTATAGCAAAAGCACAAAGCCGTTGTCAAGAGGGTTAGAATGTAAATAATGATATTTGTCCCGTAGCGTCTATATTGTTTAGACGGTCAGAGGCAATCTGCGCCCATTTCGGGTCGATTTCAAATCCGAGATATTGTCGGTTCTGATTCTTTGCCGCGACCAAAGTTGAGCCTGAACCAGCAAAAGCGTCGAATACGATATCGCCTTCGTTCGAGCTGTTTATGATTAAATTCTCAAGAATGTTTACGGGCTTGCAGGTCGGGTGCCCATATTTCTGTTTGTCCTTGACATTTATAGGCTGTTCGTAATGTGTTTTAGCCGTATCGTATGTTATATTGAGTTTCATTGTATCGTGGAAATACAAACAATATTCGGTATCGGTAAGGTATTTACTCCCACACAACGGCATAGCGTTTGTTTTATGCCAGCTGATTATATCAAAAAGCGAACCTTTATAATATTCAAACAGTTTCGGTATGAGAAGTTTGTTGCACCAGATATAGATGTTGCGCTTTTTCATAATTCGGTCGAGTTCTTTGAGAATCTCGAAGTCGAAAGCGTTTGTGATATCGTTCTCGACAAGGATATCGAACATATTTCGAATACGTTTTTCTTCAAGCATCCCTCCGCCTGTTGTGTGCGGGATGTCGTATGGCGGGTCGATGATAACGAGGTCAATACTATTGTCGGGGATATCTTTGACCGCTTCGTATGAATCGACGTTGTATATGTTGTTTAATTTGAATTCCATTTTATTCACCACGCTATTCTGAATTGTCCTTTAAATGAATATTTTACAAATCTATCGTAGATTTCTTTTGCAAATTCGTTGCTTCCTGTCATCATGATTCTCGGAATATCAAAGAAGTGCCACTTATCTTTTTCGATTCCGCTGGCTTGGTCTTGGTGATGTTCAGAAAGCCATTGCTTATCTTTCTCAGAAAAATTTACGCCATATTCCTTTTCGATTTGTTCAATCGTTAAATTCCCTAAATATATTGTCATTCTTCATCAATCTCCATTATTTCCATTTTTTCTGGTCTTGATTACGTAATAGGCTCGTAGTTAATCTCCACCATTTTACTATTGTCCTTAATTACATCACGTATGGCAATGCCATCACCTTTTTTACCGTTCAGCTCTTCTTTTTCGAACAGCCCTATGGCAGCAATCATTTCGTGTACATCCAAATCTTTGATTTCAACAATCATACGGCTCGGTTTGTTTTCGACCATTATATGCGCTTCATTAGCTAATACCCTGCCTAATTTTGACACAAACTCGGACTCAGTTCTCGCTGTTATCAATGCTTTTCGTTTCATTTCTTATCTCCTCCAGTCTCTTTTCGGCTTCGGCTTTTGTTTCGTATTCACCAATTACGAGCAACTTGCTAGTGTCTACCATACAGGCGCAATATATGTTGCCAGACTCCACAACCGAATATTTCGGGACGAGTATCCCGTTTTCGATTTTCTCTTCGAGTTCTCCAAGCCTTTTTACCGCCATTGAATAAGCAAAGAAAGCGTCATAATCGCCAAACTCACCTATTTTATGTTTAAAGTCTTTTAGGTCATACTTAAAACATCCAATATTATCTCGTATTGTCAATCTTTGATATTCCATAATCACAATTCCTCCACATAACACCAACTTTGCGGCGCACGAATAATATTTTCACAACGACCATTCCAAGTCGAATAATACTCACAACGGTCGCACATCGGCAGGTTTATTTTGCAAGGTTTTCTAAACTCGCTCAACTCTTTCGGCTTGTCGTAGATTTTCAAGTCGGATATGTGCCAACCATAAAGGGTTTTGCCTTTGCCGTAATTTTCAATTTCAGAACATTTCAGTCCAGTTGCTTCGCTGTGACATTTCAAATAAGGAAAGTAAGATGTGCAATCGTCTGGATATTCGACATAATATTGGTGACCCTTATCATGCTGCCACTCTATAATTTTGTCGCATACAAACTCGCCGATAACCTTGCTACTAAAAAGCCTATCGTCATAACCTTTGCCTTTATATAGTTCGCTATCAAAAAACCACTCGAAAGGTGGATTTGCTTCTTTGTAAAGATAAGGTTTTGCGCTTGTGCAATATATATAGCATTTGAACGGCGCTCCACATTTCGGCACGGTCTTAGACACGAGTATGGTACAATTGCCATTTGCGACTTTTTCACAAATTCGGGGCGATACCGATTTCATTACTGCTTTCATTTTAGCCCACCTCCAAAAAGCCAAAGAAAGCCGAGAAAACTCAAAATTGATACTATAAGTGCCATAATATTCATTGTTTACATCCCCCTTATTATTCTCGGTTGCCCTAAACAGTGACAATCGTGTTTTGCATATATGCGGTCTTCATAACCCAACTTGTCGCCACGGAACGCTGCGGGATTAGATTTTCTGCACCAAAATTGCTCGTTTTGTCTTGTCAAGAATTTACAAGAGAAACAGTTTTCAAATTTTGGATTAGACCTACATCTATCTTCGTGTTCTGTTACTTCTTCTGCTGAACCCGTGAACCCTTTGCAATAACTGCATCTATATAGTTGCTCCATTATTTCTCTTTCCCTCCAAAAATATATTTGTTTACCGCATTCTTAAACGGAATACATTGATAATCTTTCAATACAAACATCCACGCATTCGGTGCGTCGTATTCGTACAATTGGAATATACAATCTTTCCAATTCTTCATGTTCGCTGATTTGAAGCGAGGCACTTGTATTTGGTACTTTTTATCGCCGACAAAAAATTCCAAATCCATAGCTACACCGTAATTGAATTCGATTACCGAATCGAATTTTACCTTATCGGCATTATCTCCGAAAAACATCTTAAATATGAATTTTATTGTTTTTTCTGCTTTTTCATCTTTAGGTTCTCCCCATACGTTATGCAAGTCCATATACAAGCCATAATCTTCAAATTTGCTCACGATTGCGGCAGCAAAGCTGTTGAGGGCGTCCAATTCGATTTCGATGTTTTTCTTTTCAAATTCGCGAAAATCGATTACTTTCTTTACTTGTTCAAGACTTTCCGTACAAGGTATTATATTGTCAAACATTATTTATTTCTCCTTCCACATTCTGTGTTTGTTTCTTCTGCGGACGCGAGCCGCATAATCATATTTTTCTGCGCGAATGCTATCGAGCATAATTTCGCGTTTTGCTTTGAACTCGGCATAATCCAAGCACGCAGCATGGCAGGTTTCGTTACGAGACGTGCAATGCCTGCAAGGACAGTCGGATTCAATTTTCATCTTCGTCCTCTTTTTTGTCGGATTCCCACATATCGCCAAAACAGCACCATCTGCAACCTTTTCCGTTACAGCCTTTGCACCGATACGTATATGTTCCGAGTTCGGCTTGTTCTGGGTCCTTAAAAACGATTGTCATAATTTCAGCCCTCCACCGAAAACGAAAACGATGAAATAGATACTTCATAAGCGGTTCTTATTTCCATTGTATCGTCATCGTACTGTTTCGTATATTCACGCGACTGCAATCTTCCGATAGCCGAAAATTTTCCCCAGTTCCCAATTGCTACCAGCTTTCGAGCGACACCGTTCCATGCAATACAAGGAATATGCGCTGTCACAACACCGCCCTCTTTGTTCACGAGAACGAAATCTGTGATAACAAGATTTTTGGGTGTTTTCCTTATCACGGGGTCAGCAAGGAAAGTGTTGTCAAAGATATTTACAACGTTTACATATTCGTCTTCGAATTCGTTTCCATCTGTAATCTGCGACGCTTTTACTCGAATAAGAGTTCGCGCTTTTCTCGCGTTCACATCATATTCAGAATATGATATAATGCTACCCAATATCGCAACTGGCTCGCCCAAAGCGATAGAAAAATTTGACATGGCGTCTTCGAAAACGACTTTAATCATATCTTCGTATCCAGAATAACGTTTGATTCCAAGTTCGAATTCATAATAGCCTTTTGCGCTTTTTTCGGGAATAGATTTTACAATGCCCTTTAGTGTTACTGTGTTCATTAAAAAATTTTGTCTCCTTTGTTTGATTTTGTAGCCATATTATAACAGACCATAAAACCGCTGTCAATAGGGTTAAAAAGAAAAAAGGTGTCGGGAAACACCTTCTTTCTTTGGCAATTTGCTTAAAATATAAGAAAACAGCCACATGATTCTTTTGCGCGACTATTATAATATCATATGAAAACATTTTTGTCAATGGACTTTAAACGTTTTCCATCTTCTTAGCGACGACAATAACGGCGCTTTTGCATATTCTACACAGGTTAACATGTGGTCGTTACCGTCTTCACGAGCTTCGCCTTTTTTACCTCTGCGTGCGTTTTTGATTTCGCGGACAAGGTTCTTACACTTATCGGATACGAGATAATCTCCGTATGCCATCAAAAGTCGGTCGAAGTCAACACGAGTCTGAATCGAAAGCTTTGTAGACGCAATGAATCGTAGATTATACAATCCGTATTCGCGAGCTTTTACTTCAAGCGTTTGTCTGAAACCGACGTCGGCGCTATCAACGTAAACGTTTATTGTGCCGCACATAAGAATTGTTCCCATATTGCCGTAGTAATTCATCCATTCGATTATTTTTCGAATGAGCCTATCTGCCTGTTCGGGCAAGCCTATATTCTCGCGGTCGTCCGTATTCATATAGTTGTCGGCTTTGTTGTTGCTATGGAAATATTCGTCAATTGTAACGATTTTCTGCAAATCTGACGTAATTGCACACAGAGACATAGTAGTTGCCGCACGCACTTTTAAATCCGCATTCTCGTTTTTGCCGACTTTGAGAACGTGACCGCCGCCGTCCGAGAGACCTGTATCGACGCCAATAGAGAAATCAGCCCATTGTTGACGATTTGGCTCGTTTAATTTGAGCAATGTCGGAAGCGGGACAACAAGCGCATCGTTCCATTCTGGGTAAACAGCTGCCGTCGTGTTTCCGAACATACCCAAGAATTCGACTTTGTAGATTTCAGGTGCCTTGCGTCTCATTTCGAGTGCCGCCGCGTCATATGAATCCTTATCGCGAAATTCGTTGATTTTATAGGTAGATTTGTGTAAATACAAACCTTTGCCGTAGGGTCCTATAAACTCTGGGTCGTAATAGTCTATATATGTAACGTCGTCGCGGTCGAGTGTAGCGTAATCGTCTTCGAGCCTATTTTTGAAGAACTCTTGATTAAGCCAAGAATCGCCGTCCCATGCGTTAAAACACATTGTGATTTGGAATTTTAGCGGAGCAGGTAATTTACCACGCAATGAACCGTCGATTTTACGGAAGTCCTCATAAGACGGGACCTCGAATGCTTCGTCGATGTAAGCGTCGGTAAAATAGCCCTTAGAGAATGTGATACCGTTTAGAGACGTTGGGTTATTCAGTCCACGGAAAATGATTTGTTGCCCTGTCGGTTTATATTCGATTACGAGCGGATTTTTTGAAATTTTGAAAGCGTCTTCGAGTCCTAAATCAACAATACATCCGCACACGTTTTCGAAAGTGGATTGTCTGTTGTCGCTATCGTTTTGACGTGCGATAAGAACATTCCGACGCGGGTCTGATATTATCTTCATAATCGGCTCGTAACCGATAATGTTTTTAGATTTTTTAGTCGAACGGGCACCGCAGAAGAGGCGGTAACGGCATGTATTGTTCATAAACCATGCTTTTGTATATCCGTCTCCTATGAGTTTTCGCAGGGACAAGTCCCCGTTCGGCAAAAAGATATCATCTCTCATTTCGTTTCTGTTTCGTCCTGTTTTTTCTTGTCTGGCACTTCTTGTTCGATTTCGATAAGTTCAATCAAATCATCGGCAAGCAAGTCCTTTATTTCGTCGGCGCAATATCTGTCGAGATAACAACTATTATAATAGACTTTTTGTTCAAACTTGTCCATGCTCTTGAATCCGAGCCAAGCGTCGTCAAAAATCTCGACTTGTATTCTCCAATCGGTCAGAACGTGTCTGAATTTATCGGTTATAACGGCTTTCCCCCGTTTGTAATCCAAGTCTAAAGCCTCTTTGATTGCTTTTTTGTGATACGAATAGATTTTTTTTCGCCATTCGTTGTTGTTATAGATGTTTTTGAGCGTTCCCTGTACGAGTTCGCCATCGAAATCTTGCGGAATAATTTTTATCATGACTGGATAAGAACCTACCTGAACGATTTCATAGCCTTTTTCTGCGAATTTGTTAAGGTCTGCGCCTTCTTTGATTTTGTATACTGTTCCTTTTTCTTTCATTAGAATCTGTTCCTTAATGCTGATTTTCTTTTTTTATACGCTCTTTCACAATACGGGATATCCATATCGACATAATCGTAAATGAGCGGTTGTTTTTTATTTTCGAGATAGCGTTCGATGCGTCCTGCACATTGTACAATCAAGCCTTTTTCTTTAGCAGGCGAGCATAAATGCAGTGTGTCGAGTTCTTTTATTGAAACGCCTTCTTTTAAAAGCGAATATGTTGCGACAATAACGTCCCAATCGACTTGCTGTTTTAGGATTTCTTCTCGTTTTTTTGCCGAGGTTTTCCCCACACACAGCTTTGCATTGACGCCTCTTTCTTGTAACATCTTAACTAAGACTTCACAATGGTCAACACGTAGCGAGAGAACGATTTGCTTGCGCCCTTCTTTTGCGCATTTTACAATATTGTCGACAATAGTTTCGTTTCGAGACTGTCTACCGCAGAGGAAATTAACGAGTTTCGTATAATCTGTCATTCCTGCCGTATCCAAAAACTGCATTTTATCGAATATTGTTAGCCTATTATCGATATCGACCTCGATATGCTGCGCTTCTATCGTATTTACGCGCTCTCTTTCGACCTTGTATGTAGGCGAGAACGTTCCGTTAGGATTCATTCCGATATAAGCATACATTGCGTTTATAAGCCCGTCAGCGCGAGTAGGTGTGGCTGTAAGACCGAACTTATAACGAGCAGGAATCTTTGATAACACACTCGTAAACATTTTCAGTTTTGTAGGCGTTCCGCAAACGTGAGCAGCTTCATCACATATTATAACATCAAATTTGTCTTTATACAAGCATGGGTCGATTTTACACATAGTTTGTACTGTTGAAATCGTGACATCTTCTCCGATATTGAGCACTCCGTCAGTTGTGAGTCCGATTTTAGCGGTAGGATAAAGCCTGAGAAGGTCGTCTTTCGCCTGTCGTAACAAATCGCCTGTATGGCAGAGCCAAAGTGCCTTTTTGCCGATTCTACGGATTAGTTCCATACCGAGATAAGTCTTTCCCGAACCGCAGCCAGCAACGATTACGCCGCTTCCTGCATCCATTGCGGCAGCGATTGCGTCCTCTTGATAGTCGAAGAACTCGATACCGCGCGCCTTGTCGTTCTTAAACGAGATTTCAGCGTTATTATTGAACTTTTGATAGATTGTGCAGTTCTCTCGCTTAAACATTGGTAAAAGGGCATACAGGCAGCCAAACGGCACAACGAGAATGTCCCCGTCAATATAATGAAGCTGAATCTTTTCTGGAACGTGTCGCCAGCGAATCAAATCTTCTTTACCCATTCGCATCAGTTGTTGATATTCGGGGTTATCGAAAACAAGAAACCGCTTGCACCACGCTTTGATTTCAGGTGACGCACCTTCGATTCTAATTTCATTTGAAATTATTGCTCTCATCTTTCTACATCCTCATATAACAACAACGGGAGGTCGTCGATTTTTACCGACTTGATGCCGTTTTTCCTGAGACAAACTGCATCTTTATAATGGAGAAAATAAAAATCGTGTTTTCTTTCCCAGAATATTGCAAAGCCCATGTTTTCGACATTAGCAAGTTCGTGTGCGAATTCCATTGACGTCCATTGATTTGGCTCAATTCTGTCCAGCGGGAAAGACGCTTCTGTTGCTTCAAGATGTTTTGCGTCCAAAAGCCAAACCTTATTTTTTTTACACGCAATTACATCAAAAGGCTGCCCGCCAACTTTTTTCGGGACAATATATGCCCAGTATTTTAATCCTCGCAGAAACAATGCGAGTTCTTGTTCGGTTTGTTTGCCGCAGTCGCCTTGTATTTTTCCCATATTTTACTCCTTTCTTCTAATATTTACGCCGTTAAGTCTTATGCCGTAATAGCACCAGGCTTTTACGCCGTTTCTTTCACGTCTAATACCGTCTTTCGCTGTGAGTTCGGTACTGAATTGACTTTCTTTCTTAACGAAGTCGGTATTGTTTTGTGCCCAGACTTTGTATGCTTCATATAATTCGGTACATTCAATGCTCGAATGCGAATCGATGATACATTTTTCGTCGATAAATTGCAGAACTTGGTCGTTCTTTTTCTTGAAATCGGCTGTTGCTGTTAATGTTTGCTTCGATTTGATAAGTCCCTTGTGTTCCTGATACATCAAAAAGCCTTTTATGCACCACCCAAGAATCTTATCTGCTTCCATGCGCAGTTTTGACGGCAACGACTTATCTTTTTGTTCTTCTGTAAATATGTTGCAGAAGATAAACAAGAAAATACGTCGCCAAATTCCGTAATCTTTACCTCGGATGTTTGGCAAATAGTTCGACGACATCCAAATTTTGAAATTCGGAATAAACGTGAACGGATTGCCATATGGAAAACGTGCGTTTACAGGGTCGCTACCTGTTAATATCTTTGTTTGTGCTTCTGACAATCGTCCGCCCTCATCGGTTTCACCCGTAGTTACAAATCTAACTTTTTGCAGTTTTGCGATTGCGTATTCGGCAGGTGAATTTGTTTGCCCTTTTTGCGTAACGAGAAGTTTTGAATCCATACTCGTTCCGTAATCTCCGATAACGTTCGATATCGTTTCCACAAGTGTTGACTTGCCATTCGAGCCATCGCCGTAAAGCAAAAACATACACTGTTCCTCAGTCGAACCTGTCAACGAATATCCGATACAGGTCTGAAGCGAGTCTATTACCTCTTGCGTATCAGAAATGTTGCCGTTATCGAATATGCTCCAGAGAAATTTTTCCCATACTTCCGACCGTTCAAACGACACCTTTGTGTGTGTGTTCTTTGACAAAAGCTTCGTCTTATCGAAAGGCGAAATTGCGCCCGTTCTCAAGTCGACAATCCCCGATTCCGTATTCAATAAGTAATCGTATTTATCGAATACATCGTTCGTTACAGGGATATCTTTGAGTGTTTGGAATTCCGACAACATTGCGTCTTTACCTGCCTTGTTTGCGACACGAGCAGTATTCTTTTGAGACGCATCGAGAATCTTTGCTAAACGCTTAGATTCGTCTACACGACCTTGTGCAGAGAGGACTTCGATTTTATCTGCCATTGCTTGGTCGTCCTCTTTCATTATTTCGATAAGTTTATTCGCATATTTGCGGACGACATTTTTATAGTCTTTTACCCAAGTTTTGCCAGTCCAAAACATGAACACTTTATCGGTAACATTATATTTGAATAAATCGCCGAAATAATCATAGAATTTTAATGCGTTTCCCGTATCCGAATATGGATATGACCCATAAACTTTTCTTATTCTGAATATAGGTTCTCCGTCCTCATCCAAGCTTGGAACATAATTAATTTCGCTTTTATCGGTCTTGCCTTCTTCGGTTTCGTCTGGTGTTGCTGTCGTTTCGATTACAACCGTTTTCTTGCCGATGTTAACTCTATCTATAAGTTCTTTCTTGACATAGGTTTCACCAACATTTCGACAAGCGACGTCGAGTGTAATTTGTCCGTATGTTTTTGTGCCACGATGCTCATCCCATTTTGGACGCATAAGACCACTGTTGCGGAAGATTCTGTCCATTTGAACGACATCTTTATTGCACCAAAACGCAAGCATACTACAAAACGCCATATCGGCTTTAGAAGCGTCTCCACCTTGAAGGCTTATATCACCGTTATCATAATAGCGGAAAAATACTTCGCTTTGCCTTGAATTTGCAACATTTTCGAGAATTTGTTGGTCCGACAGCTTCAATGTCTCATATAAGCCATTGTTTGCCCTGTTATACTGTGGTTGAGGTGTAACTATCGGTGTATATACATATTTCTCCCAAAGCGGCTTAACTTCCTCTTGACGGTCTTGTAGGGGTATGTTGCGAATTGCATTTCCTGTAAAAGCAAAAAATCTATTTTCGTCATACATCTCAACACAGCCTTTTCTGCGAGAGCCTTCGGGAAGCTTGCCTTTACAGATAATATGAATGCCTTTACCGCTTTGAGACCATTCCGTATACGAGTTCAGGGTCGCAACAAATTCGTTTGCAAGACGTTTGAATTCGGCAACATCTTCTTCGGGTGTATTCTCATCTGCATGATTGTCCAGGTCGACACCAAAGATTCCATCGCCAAGAACGAATCCGATTCCGTCAAAATTGAATTTTTCACAGCCTGAAAGCGCAAGATTAAAGGTAGACCACGTGATAGAGTCGTTGACTCTTGCAAGCATTCCCGAAAGCGCATTATATGGGCGCTTCGTTTGCTTACCGCTTGCAAGGGTCTCGACCTTGTAGCCTACCCACCTTTTTAAAGATTTTAATTCTTGTGGAATGTTTTGGTATCTTTTGTTTAATTCTGTTGTTGTCATTTTTCCCTTTGACCTTTTTTTGTTGAGTGTTTTTATAATAACAAAACCCCACCGAGATTGTCAATGGGGTTAGTCGCTAAAAAATATTTTTTTTAGAACGGGAGGTCTCCGTCAACAGGTTCCCAACTCTCCGTTTCGTTGGACGATGTACTTGTTTTTGTGTCGCTGTCGATTGCTCCAACTTCTGACGGTCTGTAAGAGAGATATTTGACAATGTTTTTGTCGTTTTGGTGATATTGGTTTGCAGGCTCGATATCAACCGAAATGACCATATTTTGACCGTTGAGATATTGAACGAGTTCGTCATAATCTGCAAAGTCAAGTTTTGCATTCGGGATTGCCGCCAAAATTGCGTTGATTTTTGTCTTGTTGAAATCGTCTGTACCTTGTGTTTTGTAAATTGCGTCAAAAATGTATCTTCCGCCGAAAGATTGTTCGACATCCTTTCTGATTGCAAATTTGCAGTTGATATACAAAGTACCTGCGTTTGTCTTTTTGTATTCGCAATTAAGCGTTACCTCATAATCGCCTTTTTCGATAAGTTCGTAATCGGAATCGACTTTGCCTGAAAAATTAAGTGCCATTTTTTATTCTCCTTTTTTATTTGTTTTCGTTTTGGGTTGTTGTTTCGTCATGCTTTGCTTTGCATTCAGCTGAACACAATGCTACGCCGTATTTTGCTACACTTGCATCGTAAACGTTTTTGTTGATTTCTTTTCCGCAGACGCTGCAGAAAAATTGCGGTTTCTTAAGCTGTTTCGGAGCAGGTGTGTCTTTGATTCTGAGGCAGGGCACCATATCCCTTTGATATTTTGTCGTGGTTGCGTAAACTACTACTTGTTTGCCAATCCAACCGTCAATATCGCCAGTTCCGAGCGCTTTCTCGATTGCTTTACAATTCGTTTTGTTGAGAATCATCGGTTTGATATCAACACCGTTTACGTGTTCTTCAATAAAATGAGCCACAATGCAGGGGTCTTGTTTGCCGTTCGGACCCGTTACGAGTTCCTGCGCAACACTTTTGATTGTTACCACCACTTCTTTTGCTATGCCGTCGAGCGAAAATGCGCCCATATAATTGTAGTCGGCAAGTTGTTTCCAATGAGCCATAAATGTTACTCCTTTTTTAGTTTGTCATCAACGCAATCATAGCCTGCTTCTCTCAGCTGGTCGCCTGTTGCGCCAATGTAATTAAAATCGATTATTGTTGCTTTTTTTGTTTCTCGGCAGTATGCACATTTTTCACATCTTTGCGGTGCAATTTCGCCGTCGAGTATGCCTTTTATGCGAGGCAAATGATGTCTTACGATTGTCAACGCCTTGTCGAGGTCTTCTTGTGGGATTTCAAAGATGCCGACATCTGAAGGCGTTTCTTTTGTTATACACACAAGATAACAAGGAAGGCGGTTGCCCGTATTTTGATACACGATTTCTTGGAAGATTGCGAGTTCAATGTCGTAGTTGTATGCGATTGCGAAGTTGGTATATCCGCCAAAAGCGTCAGACCATACTCGGTTAAAATCTTTCATAACTTTCAAATCGACTATGGCTTCATCTTTAAGATATGAGTCCATTTTGATTTTGAAAGGCACGCCGTCGATTTCGCCCGACATTATTGCCTGATTCTCACCGCTTAAAAGACGCACCATTTCGCTATCTTGATTGATTCGTTCAATCAAGTCGTCCGCTTTTTTGAAGTTTGCCTTGAGTTCACCAGATTTCAAGAATATTTCAGGATGTTCTATTTTGAAATCGTCTATTTCGTGACTGAAATGAGCGTCGACATATGAGCCTACAAGCTGTGATTCTGTTGCGGGAGTATGATAGTTTGCTGCTGCGCTCGCTTCACATTCAAGAAACCTACAAAATCTCGAATACGACATGTAATCGTGATTAGTTCGGTAGTTCTCTTTAGTCAATGGCGTCATTGTCACCTTCGTCCTCCAATATCACAATGGCTTCTTTAATGTCCAAGCCGAGTCCGTTCACAATCTTCATGAATGTGGTCGGTTGCGGGCTGTTCGTTCCCTTCTCGATGTTGATAAGTTGCTGTTGCGAAAGCCCTATCTTGTCAGCCGCATCTGCTAAAGAAAAACCTTTTGCAAATCGATTCGACTTGACATATGCTCCAAATTTTTTCGGATTCACTCTATACCTCCTGCGTTTAATTTTTTTGCTCGTTCAATTGCTAATTGAACCTGGTCGAGTTGATTTGTCGGGATTAATCTCAGTTCGTTCATTGCGCGGAACCGTTCGTTCAGCGCAGCTTCGCCGTCATCTTCGATATAAAGCATTGTCGGAGCAAAATCATATTCGATTTTAACCGCATATCGGATTGATTTTTCGTCAAAAACTACCGAACATTTTGCGATATTGACCTTGATTTCTTTCAAGAAATCGTGTTCTCTCTCGTATGCAACCGCTTTCCGCATAACTGGTCCCGAAAGCGAGTCGAGCTTGGTATTGATTTCGTTAATGTCTTTTTTTCGTATCATAGAATCCCCTTCAACTCCTTTCCATATCTGCGAGCCACTTTGCAAGAACCGCTTGGCAAAACTCGTCCGACATATATTCGGTGTCTTTCAGCCATTTGCCCGTCTTTTCGTTGTATTCGATGTTTAGTTCACCGAACCCAATCCCTTTTGCACCCCACCCTATATTAAGCGCATATGTGTCAGGTAATCTCTCACTGCATTTGTACATTTTGCCGTTTGCGTAAATTATTTCATACTGTTTTCCCATAGTTTGCCACTCCACAAATCTTCATAGAATTTTATTAAATCTCTTTGCGCTTTTAGATACAGTTCGTATTGTTCACTTGTTATCATCTTTCACCTCCTTACACTCTCGGTATTTCTATCCGTTGTCGTGATGCCAAGTCGCCTTGTGCGATATAAACATCAATGGCACTATCATCGGGTGTGAATATGGGCTTGACTACTATCCTGTTCTTTCGGATAATCTCACTCCCACCGACCATTCTAATTGCCATTGCAATCATATCTTCAACTTCGCTTGCTGTAAATAGTTTGATTTTGCGCTTTTCTTCTTTTTGTTGCCTTTGCGGCACTATTATCGGTCCTGGTACATATATCATTGTTCTTTAACCTCCGCTTGTTTGCACTCCTCGTCATCGACATAACCGCCAAAGCCTATCCATTCAGCGTCACCGTAAATGTTTTCAAGTGTTTCTGTGATATGTTCAAGCACTTCAACACCTTTGTCAGCGAAATCTTCTGCGCAAATGATTTCAATTTTATATTGTTTCATCTTTCACTCCTAACGCTCTGTCGATGTTCTCGACCATTTTATCGCGAAGTTCAGGGTGGAATTCGCCGTCTTTATGTATTTTGCCCTGTGCCCAATCTTTAAGGCAGTTAAGATACTCGTCCTTTACTTTTACTTTATGTTCAAGCGATAAAACAGCCTTATAATTCAACATACAAAGAGTGCTAATTGTGTTTGCGAGAATATCAGGGCGTGATTTCAAAAACCCGATAATGAGTTCTTCATCTGAAAAACCAAAGGGGCTATATTTGTCGATGTATTCTTTTAATGTCATTGTTCTTTCACCTTCGCTTGTTTACTTGCTTGTTTGCACTGTTCGCATTTGTACCATGTTGTTTCACATTCAGGATTCGCTTCATAACTCATTGTATAAAAGCCAACTCCTTCGTTAAAGAGGTCGCAAACATAACTGATACCACATGGGTTATAATGAGGTACTGCGTGTTTACAAAACTCACAATTCTTTTTCATCTTTCACCTCCGCTTGTTTACATTTGTCACAACGCTTGCAATAACCGCTGTCCGAGTCAATTTTCAAGTCTTCATCAAAAATTGCACAATAACATTTATTCCAATCTCCTTCCATACATACAGGACAAAGTGTATCTTCAGTATCGCAATATTTGTCACTCGGAACTTCGAGTTCAACTCTTATCTTCGCCATTTTGAACCTCCTGTTCGTATTCTTTCCATATTAGTGGTTTTCCGTCAGCATCGACCATTACTGTTGCGCCACCAAAACCACCGTAATCCTTACAAAACAAATACATTACGCCCGTTTCCTTATGTGCTATAATTAGTATATCATCTGATTTTCCTACGATTATAAAATTGTTTGTTCCACAGTCATAAATTGTGTTTCCGTTTTCATCGATATTAATGTCGCAACTCGCCAACAGTGTTGCGCATACAATTACGACAAGTATAGATATAACTAAAACTCTCACTCGCTTATCCATTTTGCACCGCCTTAAAAATCTTTCAATTCAGGTTTGGGCGCACCTTGCCTGTATATGACGATTTTTATCTTCATATTTTGCTCATCGAAAAACTGTTGAAGTTCGTCAATGTCGATAGAGCCGTCCTCTACCAACAAGAGTTTCCACTTTGTTTGTTTTGGGTTATTAGTCTTTTTGCTCATTTTCTACCTCCTCGATGAGTTCGTCAATAAAGTCGTCAAAATCGTCTATATTAATCGTAAGATATTTTACGCTATCAGACATATCTCCGTAATCGTTCTCTATCTTGTCGTTGATATAGGTCATAACTCTATTCAACATATCGATTTTTGCTTGCTTAACTTGTTGCTCTCGATACTCTTGATTTTGTTGTGCTACAAACAATATTTGGTCTTGCGCCATTTGTATCGATTTCTCTTGCTCAATTATAATTTTGTAAGCACCAGCAAAAACGCGATTCCCAGTTACTTTTGCAGCATTCTCCAAGCCTTTCTTAATCTCGTCTTGTGTCATTTCTTTAACTCCTCTATCATTGGATTGAGTATGTCCGCAAGCATTCTCTCTTTTACACCAAACGCACTCAAATAGTATAGTCCATAACTATCTTTCAACTTGTTCAGCACATCGATTTGTGCTTGTTTGATTTCTTCTTTCAGTTTTTTATTTTCTTTTCTCAACACACTATTGTATCGCAAGTTCGAGTTGTTTTCCGTAACAAGTCTTTCGTTTTCGTCGGAGAGTTTTTGCCAAGCATCGCATTGAATAGCGTTTAGTTGCTCTAACTTTTCGTTTTCTTTCTCTTGCTCGGTTATGAGGTTGAGCACGTCTTTATACATTTTGCCATTACAACAATCAAACTCGCCGTAATTAGCATACGGGCAGTCCTTACAACAACTAATGCTCGGATTTGAGCAACACGTCAATGCTTTTTTAATATCGTCTTTCGTCATTTTTCTATCTCCACACCGTATTTTTCGCATATTTGTTTGGCAAGTGAAACCCCATTCACGTCAAATATTCTACAACATTCGAGTGTTTCCTTATCAATGCCTATATCATAAAGCATATTCAAAATCTCTCTTGCCGTATCCTTGTGGATATTGCTTGTTTTCACTTTCAACCGCTCAATCTCGGATTTGTACTCGGATACGTTTCCATAGCCTGCTTCGACAATATCTCTCGCAATGATGACTGTATCAACCGTTTTTATTACGTTGTCGTGACGTCCTTGTACTTGACCGAGAGTTGTTTCAACCCGTTCGTCTATAATTTGCTTAATCGCTTTAATTTGTTCTTGTTCAGTTTTCATAAATCCCATATCTCCGCATAGTCTTTTTTTGTGTAGTCAAGTTTTATGTTTCTATCTCTGCACATTTCGTTTAAGGCTCGCACGCACGGTCTGCCTTTGGTGTTGTCGGTGCAGTAGTCGCATATATCGCCGTAACCACACTTGCCATAATAATCATTGCCACTCGCTTGTTCATCGCTCCACCGTTGGAATCCGTTTTCCCACCGCAGTTTTGCGTTCTTGGCAGTGTTGTCTTTTGGCGGCATTTCGACAAGTGAAAGTTGTTCAGTTTTTATCATATTTTGCCATCCATCTCACGTTTGCGACGTCTTCGAGTCTTTTCGGAGCATACGCCCACATGACGACTTTGATTTCGGTTTCGAAATTATCACCGCACGAGCAGTTGAAATGCCCGTCATAGACATTCAACGTAGTAATATAACCTGTATCGCAAAGACAGAGGGCTTCTCCGTTTCTGGGCTTTTTCTCTTCGGGTTTGAACCATTCAATTGTCGTTTTCATTTTTGTTCTCCTTTCGTTTTCGGTGCCTATATAATACCAAACCCCACCGACTGCTGTCAATGGGGTTAACGTAATAAATTTGAATTTTTTTGAATTTGTTTTAATTTGCGGCTTCGACTATTTTGTCTGCGTAGTTTGACCAACCCGATGCCGCTTTGTACGCGTTGCCCGAACCTTTCGGGACGATGATGGTTGTGAGAGCGTTTGCGCTTAAAAAAACATTTTTCCCCAATGACGGAGGCGTAATTGAAAAAATGGCAATACTCTCTAATTTTTCACAATTATAAAAAGCATACTGCCCAATGCTCTTGATATTGTTACCAATTGTAGCTCTCGTTAGCCCCACACAACCATAGAAAGCAGCTTCACCTATATCGGCTACATTATTTGGAATATCTATGTTAATTAGTCCGCGACATGATTGGAAGGAATATTTCCCTATGCTCGTCACGCTATCGGGAATGGTTATGTTTGTTAAAATTGTGCAAACATTAAACGCATAATCACCAATGCTTTTTACGCCGTTCCCAATTGTGACATCCGTTAATCCGCTACAACCAGAAAAAGAATATTTCCCTATATAAGACGCGCTATCGGGAATAACTACATTAGTTAATCCACTACATTTGTTGAATACATAGTCGGCTATATATAGGATATTATTAGAAATTATTACATTTTTTAATCCCGTACACCCATTGAAAGCCCCCGTTCCCAATGTTGTTAAGCTATTAGGAAGTTCTACGCTTGTTAGCGCACTACAATCCTTAAATGCCTCATATTCAATTTGTGTCACGCCATTAGCGAATGTTACATCTTTTAACTTTTTACAATAATAAAAAGCGGAACTGCCTATGTATGTAACACTATTTGGAATTGCGACTTGAGTTAACTCTTTAAAAGACTGAAACTCATGCTCGTTTATCATTGTCGCTCCCACCAAATCTTCTTCGGTGACTTCCGTAAGCGTTTTTGTAAAATATTGATTTAACCTATTCTCACCTCCGCCAACTTCTGCGTATTCGGCAACGTCAACGACTTTGTTTTTGAACACATACACACCATTCCAGTTCGTATCCGAATTCAAAGACGTTATCGTTTCCGCGGTCGAAAGCGTAAAGCCCGTCGGGTCGCCGCCCTCGTTCATACTAAGTACCCATGTCATTTCCGAGTCGGCTTCGGGCGCACCATAGACATATTTAATACTGCCGTTTGAAGCCGCATATACCAACGCAATAAACGTTTTACCCGCGTCTTCAGCATAATACCAAAACAAACCACAATATGGGAAGGGACCCTCACTCATAGTCGAGGTCTTGAAGAGATATTTCAATCTTATCTCGTTCTCCTCCTCATAGCCCGAAGAGAAGTCGGGAACTGTCGGTGGTTTAGTGGTATCAAAATAAAGACCAGTGATAGAATCACCGAGCGCAAGCGAGTCCGAAACCGACAAGGTTTTCAATCGTGTTATCTTGTTATCGTAATCGAAGAAGTTGCCGACATTGCTCGGAACAAGCAATTTCTTGTATTCGGCTTCGGTCGCGGGCGCCCACGGGTTTTGAGGCTCTTCGTGCGTACCCGTAATTCTAGAACCCGTTTCGTCGTATGCTTGTTTGCCTTTCTTGATGTCGCTCGCACTCGCAGGCGTAGAAAGTGCCGACAACGGATAGTATCTGCGTGCGTGTTGAGGGACGAACTTAGGATAGGCTATATAGCTATTCCAAGTATGGCTATTCCAAGTATAGAAGCTACTGAGTACCGTTGTGGGCGTGAAATCTTCCTCAAAAGAAACAGAACCACCTTCGCCCATATTCTCCGTGTGCCATTTGTTTAAATAGGCAACGAGTCCGTCATCGTAGACGGCTGAATACCCATTTTTATCAACGTCGATAATAGCCCGTCCTGTACCGTCAGTGTAATAAGCGTAAACCAATCCTCTTTTTAGTTTTATAGTAAAAAAATCTTCTGAACACCTATTATCATCTACCATTAGATATTTTATGCCGAGGGTTTTATTTATCCCCTCAACAAAAACAGTAGTTTCGTCGGAGGCTCCCATATAAGAATACGGTGTTTTCGTTGTGTCGAAATAGACGGTTCTATATGTTTCGCCAACCTTAAACGCACCTTCGAAATGTGCCGCTTCAATACGATACGTCTTACCCGCATATTCGACATAGTTGCCGATTTTGTCTTTATCGGTAACCATTGCGTTATATTCTTCTTGCGTCGTAGGCTTCCATGGGTTATTTGCCGAACCCATTACCACGGACAATACTTTACCTAACATATTTTCGTCCTCCTATTATTGCACGTGCGAAAGCGATACGTTAAAGTTCGTAGTCGCAGTCGGTTTCGTCTTCGCATATATTTGAACGCCTGTCGAAAGCGAATTTGCGAACGGAGCAAAGTTGCCGCTTGTAATATCCGAAACCACCGACGGAACGACATCAGGCACATATGTATCTGTCGCATATGCCCCACCTGTAAACGGCATTAATGCACTATATTTATAGCCATATGTCGAATATGTTGTCGAATCTTGCCACATATCAACTGTAACCGTTCCTATGAACGACACCGTGTTTGGGTTGATTCCGTTTTTGGCTTTGACAACTATATCAGACGAGGTGCCATCCGTTTTCGCTATGCTTACCGTTGTTGACGTGTATTCTTCCGTTTCCGACGTCGACTTTACACTCGCAGATGAAATGCCTACACCATCGTTACCACGCTCACCTGTTGCTCCTTTTGTATACAATATATCAGAAACAGGGTCGCAAACATAATAAACGGAATTATCGTAATAAGTTCTTTTTTTCTTTACTTGATAGATTGCGTAGTTGTTTTCCTTACTATAAACAACACAAGTTTCTCCTATTACGGGTTCTCTATTAAACCATGTGGAAGCAATATCAATTGATTGGTTGCTTACATTTGTATCATATAATACTCTTACCATTTTTGTGCAAACAAGAGCATCTTTACCCGCCAAACCAACTGGTCCCTGTCCGCCGTCTTTGCCGTTTTTTGCCCTAACTGAAAAAGTAGTCTGGTTATTGTCGGTAGTGGTTACAGTAACGGGGGTTTGCGTATAAGTATCATCTTGTGTATAATCGCCTGTTTCAATGGACTGGATTGTTTCTCCTTTTTGCCCTTGCGTCCCCGTTTCGCCCTTTAATGGATAAAACATCATCACCCTAAGTGTTGCGTCCGTTGAAGTAACTGATTGCACAGAACAATAACAAGCATATAGAGAACGAGTGACAGCTCCTGGCGTAGAAACAAACTGCCACACTTGTTCGCCCTCTATTGGTGTTCTGTTAAAATGCGACAATTTAAAGGTATATACAGTACTTGTCGTAGGGGGAGCACTATCTACAAAGTCTGCCTTATCAGCAAAAAGTGCATCTTTCCCGTTTGCACCCGAAAGTCCAGTGGGACCCACTAAATGTTTGAAATCAAATCGAAAATATGGATTCAATTCTGTTCCTAAAACCGAAACTTCAACGTCTGGAACTCCTTGTGTTTGGTCGGCGGTTGCATATGCCGACAGTTGGGGGGTGGCACCAGTCTCTCCTTTCAGATTTTTAAAATCAAATGCGAGATTCGGGTTTTCGTTCGTCCCCGTTTTTGTCACAGAAACAGAAGGAGTGCCTACCGTTGAGCTTACTGTTGCTGTTGCAGTTATATTTGGAGTTTTACCTATGTCGCCCTGT